ATATTAATAGACGAGGACTGGATTGATGAGGTGGGACTCCTAGTTAATGAACAGGTAGATGTCTATAATAAAACTAATGGTAACCGACATACGACTTATGTCCTACCCTTACCCAGAGGTTCAAATGCAGTGTCAGTCAATGGTGCTGGTGCTCATTTGACCGAAGTGGGAGACGAACTGATTATTTGTTCTTACATACAATTAAATGATAATGAAGAAACTCTAGCAAATAATATATTATCCCACGAACCGAAAATTAAAATAATAGACCCCAAGGATAAACTCTATAGAAAACTACTGGAATTAGAATAATGGCAAAATTTACAGGATTACAATCAAACTTTTATACAGGTGTAGTCGAAGACCGAAACGACCCCTTAGAAGTTGGTCGAGTGCGTGTTCGAATTTATGGACTGCACACCGATGACAAAACACTTATTGCAACTCCAGACTTACCTTGGAGTGATGTCCTTATGCCGACCTCTACAGCATCTCTGTCTGGTCTAGGTATGTCTCCGCATGGTTTAGTTGAAGGCACGACTGTCATGGGTATGTTCCGAGATGAGCAAGATATGCAAGACTTTGTAGTCATGGGTTCACTGTTTGGATTACCGAATGATACCTATAAAATTCCGAATGGTGACTCAACTAAAGCAATTCCTCGCAGTGCCGAACATGGATTCAATGACCCTCGCAGAGATACTCAGTCTGATTATATCAAATCAAAAGATGGTATTAAAGCAAGCACTAATGGTCGTAACTGGCAACTGTTTGGTGCATTAGATACTTCTCCTAGGATTCCTACTGATATAGAGTTAAGAGAGGATGGGAGTGGTGCATTGATTGTTAACCCAGAGAAGGGTGAAAGATATCCTTTGGACTCCTATACTAAATTATCGAGAACCGATGTAAATAAACTTGCAACCACTGGTGGAGCTCCAAACGATTATCCAAATAATCTTATCAAGAAAACCGAAGGAAGTCAAGTCAAAGAGCTTCCTCGTAAGAATAATGTTAAACCAGTATATCCTTACAATCATGTAATACAATCTGAGTCTGGTCATGTTCTAGAATTAGATGATACTCCTAAGACTGAAAGATTGCATTTATATCATAGGTCTGGAACTCGTTTAGAAGTCCTTGCTGATGGGTCACAAACTATGAAGGTGGTTAATGATTCTTATGAGATTATCTTAAAGGATAAAAAAATATTAATTGGTGGTAATGCCGATATAGAACTTATGAATGGTAGTTATGTTTTAAATGCTAAGAAGGGTAGTTCTAATGATGGTGGTAATGTCTTTATTAATACCGATGCCGACTGTAATATTAGTTCTGGTGGTTCAACTAATGTACTATCAGAAGGTAAGATAACTATTACTGGTAATAACACCACAGAGATTATCTCAGATACAACAGTCACAGGAACACTACATGTGACTGGAGCTCAAACAAACGATTCAACAATTCATGCGAAAAAAGATATTTCAACTGATGCTGGAGAATCACCAACACTTGCAACTCATAAACACGATACACTAATAACTGGTGGTTCAAGTAAAGGAACATATACTTCAATAAAAGGTAAATAGATTAAGTAATGGTGCATAAATAATAGTATGAGTTTACAAAATCAAAATAAAATAACTGCAAGAAGATGGTATACAGATATTGATTTAAATCTAACACCACATCCTTCTTCTAAAGACTTAACTCTTAAGTATGATAAGGATGCAGTTAAAAGGTCATTAAGAAATATTATGTTAACCAATAATTATGAACGACCTTTCAGACCAAACTTTGGTGCAAATTTAAGAGGACTTCTATTTGAACTTGCAGATGATATTACTAAATTAGAAATTAGAAATCAAATTACAGAAGCAATAGAAGATTATGAACCCAGAGTAGTAATAGATAAAATATATTTAAATGAAGACAAGTCTAATAATATGTTCGTTAATATACACTATGGTGTTAGAGGTGTAATAGAACCACAGGAATTAGAAGTAATACTACAGAGAGTAAGATAAAATGGCAACAATAAAAAGCTCCCAAATCAATATCACTGATTTAGATTTCGATGATATTGCATCCAATTTAAAAAACTATTTAAAGGGTCAAACGACTCTTAAGGACTATGACTTTGAAGGAAGTAATATAAGTTTACTCATAGACCTTCTTGCATATAGTTCACATGTATCAGCATTTAATGCAAACATGGTTGCATCTGAATTATTTTTAGACACTGCACAAATAAGAAAGAATGTAGTATCTCGTGCAAAAGAAATTGGTTATACTCCTACTAGTGCAACTGCTTCAGCAACTACAATAGATTTACAGGTAAACAATCCTTTGATTGGTGGTAATACACCTACATCATTGACTGTAAATAGAGGACATAAATTTAAGACAGTTTATGATGGAGTTAATTATCCATATGTATTATTAGAAACAAAAACCATTACACCTTTGAATAATGTTTTTAAGTTTGAAAATCTTGAGTTATATCAAGGAACAATGAACTCTGATATTTTTGCATACAATGGACAAATACAAAATCAAAGATTTCCACTTACAGAAGAACTCGTAGATACATCTAGTATTACAGTTACAGTGCAATCAACAGGTGGTTCATCTTCTGCATGGTCACAATCAACTGATATAAGTTCTGTAAACTCAAATAGCAAAGTATGGTATGTGCAAGAAAACGACCAAGGATTATTTGAAGTTTACTTTGGTGATGGAGTTATTAGTGCAGAACCTTTAGATGGAGACACAATTACAATTTCATATTTAGTAACAAATGAAGTGCATACCGATGGTGCATCACAATTTACTATGACTGATTCTATTGGTGGAAATAATGATGTTACTTTAATAACTAAAACAAATTCAAGTGGTGGTAAAAATAAAGAATCTATTGATTCAATTAAGTTTGCAGCTTCTAAGTTTTACACTTCACAAAATAGATTAGTCACAGTAGACGATTACAAATCTAAACTACAAACTTTATATCCAGGCGCAGATTCTATCTCAGTCTGGGGTGGAGAAGATAATGACCCACCACAGTATGGAAAGATATTCATTGCAATTAAACCTTCACAAACAGTTAACAGATTAACAAGTTCTGAGAAAACTTTGTTAAAACAAAAACTAAAAACACTAAATATGTTAACAGTCAGACCAGAATTGATTGATGCAGATGTCATAGACATTTTAGTGACTACTAACTTTAAGTACAATCCTAAAGCAACAACAAAGACTGTATCTGAACTAGAAACACTTGTAAGAGCTGCAATCATTACACACGACAGCACTTATTTAAGTGGGTTTGATGGTATCTTTAGGCACTCAGTTCTAGCGAAAGACATAGACAGTGCAGAATCCTCGATTCTTTCGAACATCACAACTGTCAAACTTAGAAAAACAATTAGTCCTACTTTCAATCAAAGTAAAGGATACACTATCGACTTTGGTAGTGGTAATGCCCTTTACAATCCTCATAGTGGTCATAACAAAGCTGGTGGTGGTATAATAGAAACCAGTGGCTTCTTAGTATCTGGATTTACCGATACATTCTTTTTTGACGATGATGGAAATGGAAATCTAAGACGATATTCATTTAGTGGTTCAGAAAGAGTCTATGCAGATAATCAAGCAGGAACAGTAGACTATTCAAATGGAAAAATTACAACAACAGGTATTAATATACTTTCAACAATTAATACCGATGATACAATTCACTTTACAGTGAAACCGAATTCATATGACAGTGTTGCATTTAGAAGTAATCTTCTAGATATAAACTCGTCATTGATTGATGTGACTGGTGCAACAGACACCATCGCATCTGGTGATACGAGTGCTGGGGTGGGATATACATCCTCGTCTAGTTACTCCTAAACTATGATTCATGTGTATGCATGAAGTAGAATTCCCACATGGTGTGGGTTTTAACAATGCTTAATTAGAGAGGAAACTAAAATGGCAGATAAAAAAGTAACGGCCCTATCAGATTTAGGGACTGGTATAGCAGGTGAAGACTTGCTTCATGTTATTGACGACCCATCTGGAACTCCAGTAAATAAAAAGGTTTCAGTCAGTAATGTTTTAAACAACCTTCCAGACTATCTTGGATTTGCTCAATCAGCAGAAGCTGTATCGTTCAGTTCGAACGCTGCAACTGCAACAGTAGGTAAGTTTGCACACTATGCTACTTCAAGTTCAAGTGGAACTGATATCCTAACTTTAGGAAATGGTTCTACTGGACAAGTCAAGTATGTAGTATTAGTATCCGATGGTGGTGCTAATGTTCGTGTGACTCCATCTGGTACTTTTACTGGTGGTTCAAATGTAGAACTTGATAGTGCTGGTGACAGTGTACAAATGTTGTATACAGGTTCAACATATGGTTGGGTTGTCATAGGTGGTAATTCTTTTACTGTTAATGCTTAAGGATAATTAAATGCCAATTCTCAATGATAGAATAACCGACCAATTACATGAACTCTTACCAGAGTACATGTCTGAGGAAGGACAAGGGTTTAAACAGTTTATAACTGCATACTTTGATTTCTTAGAGAAAGGTATTCTTATCTTTGAACAAGGCACAGACCTTGAGACAATAGGATTAGAAGATGGAGAAGGGGCAGTCTTGCAAGAGACTAAAACCTTCTCTCCATCACCTTTAGAAAAAGCAAAATTATTATTCGAACAAAACACTGTAGGTCAAACACAAACAGGGTCTTGGGAGATAGGTGAATATGTCGTTGGTTCTACATCTGGTGCAACTGCAAGAATTGATGTTCTTGCAACTGTAGATAACAAACTTTATGTAGAGACATTTACCGAAGCACAATTTTTACCAGAAGAAACGATTATTGGTCAGAATAGTGGATACACTGCAAAAGTTAATTCATTTGAAGGTGGTGCATTATTCGCTGCAAATAATTTATTAGATTATGCAGATGTAGATAAAACTACAGGAGACTTTTTGGAATATTTCCGAAGAGACTTCATGCCTACAATTGATTCAAAAATAATTGCAGATAAAAGATTACTTGCAAAACATATCAACAACATCTATCTTGCAAAAGGTAGTATGGCATCATATGATTTCTTATTTAGAATATTATATAACGAAGACATAGAAGTTAGTTATCCTAGAGATAACATGATAAAATCATCTGATTCTAAATGGACAGAATCAACAGTATTAAATTTACATTCAGAAAAAAATCTACTTGAATATGCAAAAGGAAAAATAATAAAAAGAAATGTCGAACAACAGGTAGTCACCGATATTCAAGCAGATACAATTACGAGAATAACAAGTGGGGAAGGAGACAATGTTTACCAAGTAGTAATCATGGAGCCCTATATTGGAAGTTTATCAATAGGTGACATAGTAGAATTACAATCAAGAGAAAATCCACTTAAATTCCATCTTGCAACAGTTAGAGGTATTGTTTCCGATATGGATGAAACAAGTGGTGGAGTTCTTATTAGACAAGAATCTGGAACAGGATTTGTTTCATCTGAGTCAGATGATTCCGAAGGTTTTCAATTAGAAACTGCAACAGCAAACTTAGTTGCTGGAACAAACAATCTTATTCTTTTAGAGGAAGGAACACAATCAGATAATAGTATAAACGAAGTCCATGGTAAAACACCTATTATAGTTAGAGAAACAGTAAACACTGTAAACACAGAAGCTGTAATTGGTGGTGCAATGAAATCAGAAGAAGCATCTACTGGTGCATTGTATTCACAATCAGAAAATGTTGTAGTTAATTTACCACAATCAGAATTGGGTATAGGAAAATTTGCAAAAACATTAATAGGTAATGTTGAAGATGGAAAGATAGAAAAGATTATAGTAGACCCAGATGTAAGAGGAACAGGATATAATGATGGAGACATAGTAGTTTTTGATAACACAGGAAGTGGCGGAACACTTGCACAGGGTGTAGTTACATCTATTTCTGGAGACATACTTTTAGAATCTGGAACAACATTTGGTTCATTTGAATTTACTGCAGCTGCAAACCAAACTACATTTTCTGGACGAGACAACCATAATAGTTTATTAGTTTACGACCCAGAAAAAGTTGTAGTTAGAGTAAAGAGGGCTGATGCAACTCAAAGTATTGCAGCTCAAGGTGGTAATGTTTCATTTTCAGTATTTGAAGAAGTAAGAGGAAGTGCAAATGTAGGTCTTAATGGACAATCAATTGTTTTTACAGGAACTTATGCAAACAGTTCACATGCAAATTATGTTGGTCAAGCTGGAACAATAATAGAAGTATTTGCAGAACCAGAAGAAACAACTTTAATTCTAGAAGATGGATTACAGTCAACAGGAGAAAACAAATTACTTTATGACCAATCTGGTGCAAACCCAACTGGTGCAATTTCAAGAGTTAGAATAACAACAAGTGGTGTTGGTTATACCTCACTTCCACAAGCATTTGTGGGTGGTGAAGTATTCTATTCAGAAACAACTACACCTAATTTTACAATTGGAGAAACAGTCACATCTGGAACTACAACAGGAAGATTAGTTGACCATGATATAGGTGCAAAAAAACTTGTTATTGCTAAACTACAAACTACAACCGATACTTCTACTTTTACAGTAGGAAGTACTTTAACAGGTTCATCATCTGGTGCAACTGCAACATCAAAACAAAACAGTTTTACTACAGGAGTGGGTGCAAGACTTTTACCATATGGTGATTCAATTGGTTCAATAGGAAAGTTAAGAGTTATAGAATCTGGAAATCATTTTGATAAATCACAAGGTATTCCAGACTTTAGTCATCATTTTTTAATAGGTAGAATAAGTGCAAACCCAGTTGCTGGTGCAACTGTTACTGGTAGTATTAGTAATGCAACTGCAACAATAAAATCATTTAATGGTGATACTGGAGTTATTTCATTAGAAGACATTACAGGATTCTTTAAAATAGGAGAACATGTTACAGTATCCGATGGAAAAACTTTTAGCATATTAGAAGGAAATCCAGCAACAGTAAGTGCAATAAACAGTTCAACATCTAAAGTAGATGGAAACTATACAAGTGATGTAGGTTTTCCATCTGTAACTGCACAAAGAATTCAAGACTCTAAGTTCTATCAAGACTTCTCATATGTAATTAAAGTTGGTCAAAGTATTAATAACTATCGTTCAGTAGTTCAACAATTACTAAATCCAGCTGGAACAATATTCTTTGGTGAAGTTGCAATCACTAATAAGATAGATGGTAGTGCAGAAACATATCGTGCTGGTTCTAATACCGAAGGATTTGATGGTGATAGGGTTACAAGGTCATTTATTCCAACACTTTACATTGGTTCTAAAATTGACCCAGCAAAAATTATTCTAGAAGAAGGAACAGTTGCATCTGGAGAAGAAGATGTATTCTATGCAGAAGAACAAAATGTAATATTAGAATCTGGAGAAGGTGTTGCAGTAACAGAAAGATTTATTGCAGATGATAGGTTATCATTGACAATTAGCACAACAGATATGTCACCAGCAGGTTCAACATCATTTACAGTTGGTGAAACAGTATCACAGAATTTATTTAAAACTGCAAGTGGAGATATAGGGACAATTACAGGTAGAGTTGTTTCAAGTAATTCTACAACATTAGTTGTCGACCAAATTAGACCAGACCATACTGCAATGAAACAATTTGCATCCGAAGGTGGAAGAGCAGGAATTTTTAGTTTGTTTATGGAAACTCATGGTGATTGGAAAACAGACCAGTCAGATACAGACATAGAGTTTGTACATGGTATTGTTGGTGCATCATCTGGTTCAAAAGCAATTGTTAATTCAGTTGCAGATGCAAGTGTTAAAACAGACCAAGGTTCTGGACAAGCATTTATTGTTGGAGAAGATATTACAGAATCCGATGTAGGATTATACGATAGAATTATTCGTGCAAATGTAACTGCACATGGTCATCAAGTTATAAAAGAATTAGAAATACTACCACACTATGCACATACTAGAATTTATTATACCACATTAAACAATGCAATTACAATAGGTCAAACAGTTAAAGGTTCATCATCTGGTAAGTTAGGTCGTGTTATGGAACACGATACAGTCAATAAGTTTATTATTGTCTGGGAAGGTTCAGATTCACTTGGTGCAAATTTAGGAAGTTTTACAACTGAAGCAATTACAAATGAGTCTGGTGGAACAACACACTTTACTGCAACGACAGTAGAAGAACATCATGTCAATGAAGGAATAGTAAAAGTTGACATAGGACATAACTCTCCAGTATCAGTTCCAAGTAGACCAGCAACAAGTGTTGACCCAAATGCAGCTTCACATTTAACATCTGAATTCTATGAAGGTGCAAACAGACAACAAAGAAAGAACATTACAATATTAAAAACATTTGCAAGTGCAAATACTAAATCTGGTAGAACATTAACAGTAGTTCCAATATCTAAAGAAGATGCAAACCAACAAGGACTAAGAGGAAGTGGTGCAACAACTGCTATAGTACAAACAGGTGGATTAGATTGGGGTGAAACAATTAAAAGTGCAAATAGAGATTCTATAATTAATAACCTTGCAACAGGAAATAATAATCATTTAGTTCCATCCGATGCAAAAAGAATTAACTCAGTTGCAAATGTAGATGAAGAATTTATCGTAACAGAAGATGGTTCATATCTAATTGAAGAAATAGACCATGGGTTCTTAATGGCAGAACCAGAGCCAGAAAAATATAATTCATATCTAACCACAGATGGAAAACAATACTTTGGTGATAGATGGGCAGTAGACCCAACCGAAGAATTAACATTAGAAGATGGTACTAGACTTGCATTAGAAGATGCAACAGATATAGAAAAACATGAAAGATTTGTGACTGAAAGGTCATATAACTTGGGTTCATACTTTATGAAAACCGAAGAACAAGACACACTTGTCTTCGAAGATGATAGTAGACTAATCCAAGAAAACGCAGTATCATTTGGTGAACCAGTTGAAAGACTTGGCCCAACACTAGGTGACCTTGCAAAAATAAGTTTCTCTCAAACACTTAAGTTTGAAGAAAGAATAACACAGGAAGATGGTGATAATATTCTTATGGAGAATGAAGCAGGTAGAATGCTTGTAGAATCACCTTACGAAGGTGTTAAAATTAGTGATATAAGTACTTTATATCCAAAAGAAAGTGTTTCTGATTTACAGGAACATGTAGGTAGGACAATGATATTAAATTACCCAGCTTCTATACAATCTGGTGTATAAATACATATAAATACTTACTAGTATTAATTTTTTAACTTAGAGGAAAGGATAAAATGGCAGCGATAATTACCGAAAAATTTCGTCTCCACAATGCAAAGGAATTCAAACAAAGTGCAACCGAAACTGGTAATGCAATGTATATGTTTATTGGAAGACCTTTATCGTGGACAGATGATAATAACCCGCCTACTCCAGTAGACTCTCTAAACGATGAGTATGATGCATATGCAAATATGGTTGCTTTGAAGAAAGTTTCATCTACAGATGTAAGTCATGCCATTATCCGAAGAGACTGGACATCAGGCACAGCATATGACGAGTATCGTCATAATTATACTTCAAGCAACACTGCAACTAGTGGTGCATCAACTTTATGGGCATCAACATTCTATGTTGTTACCAGTGATTACAATGTATATAAAGTAATCTCAAACAATGGTGGTGCAAACTCAACAGTAATGCCTACAGGTACTTCAACATCAATCTTAACAACAGCAGATGGATACAAATGGAAATTTATGTATTCAATATCTGCATCCGATGTTATTAAATTTGTAACATCTGATTTTATACCAGTAAAAACTATTGGTGCAAAAGCAGCTGTTGAAGGTGATGTAGGTGGACTAGGAACTGCAGCTTCAGATGATAACTCTGCACAATGGGATGTAGAGAATGGTGCAACAGATGGAACTATAGAACATGCAAGAGTCACAGCAGGTGGTTCTTCTTATGGTTCAGATGGAACATATAATGTTGCAATCAGTGGAGATGGTGCAAGTGGACAATTAACAGTAACAGTATCTTCTGGTGCAATTACAGCAGTAGCAATAAATGCAGTAGGTTCTGGTTACTCAGTTGCAAGTATAGACAACAGTTTACTTCAAACTGCAACAAGTTCTACAGGAACAGGTGCATCATTTGATATAATCATTAGTCCTAAGAATGGACATGGTGCAGACCCAGTAGAAGAACTAGGTGGAAACTATGTTATTGCAAACTCAAGATTAGAGTATGCAGAAGGTTCTGGTGATTTCCCAACAGATAACGATTTTAGACAAATAGGATTAATAGTAAATCCAACAGATGCTGGTGGTAATACTTTATCAAGTGCAACTACATTGAGTGCATTAAATAGAATTACATTAGACTCTGGTGCAACAATGCCAGTAGTTGATGACACTATTGCAAATGCAGCTTCTATTACATCTGGAACTGCTGTAGGAAAAGTCGTTTCTATAGACTCAACAAACAGATACATATACTTTTTACCAAGTGCAGATTCAGTTGGAAACTTTAATAGTTTTAGTGCAACTAATACAATATTTGTAGGTTCGACATCAAAAGGAACAATCTCAAGTGGTGGTGTAAGTGGTTCATATCCAGAGATACAAAGAAACTCTGGTGATATTGTCTACTTAGAAAATAGAGGTGCAGTTGCAAGGGCAGCTGACCAGATTGAGGATATTAAACTAATAATTGAAATGTAGGATAACTAACAGTGGCTCAAAAAACAGACCTTAATGTTAGTCCTTATTATGATGATTATGCAGATTCGAAGAATTTTCATCGAATTTTGTTTAAACCATCTGCAGCCATACAGGCTAGGGAACTAACACAATTACAATCAATACTTCAAAATCAGATTGAAAGATTTGGTTCACACATGTTTAAAGAGGGTGCAATCATCCTTGGTGCAAGAACTAACTATGACAATCAATACTTTGGAGTAAGGGTTGAAGATACTAATCCAAATGGAAGTGGTGTGTCTGCCACTGAATCTTTTCGTGCAGAGTCAGTAGGTAAATTTTATAAAGGTCTCACTTCTGGTGTCGTAGGTAAGATTGTAAATACAAGTCAGAAAACTACAGATGACCCATTAACACTTCATGTTAAATATCAAGCAACAGGTAACTCTGGTTCTACATTTTATACAGAATTCCAAGATGGTGAAACATTAGATGAAGTAACACAGGAT